CGGGTAAGAAAAGTGTGGGCTGGATTATTTGTTTATGGAGCTATGCAAGATGCATTTAACTCATTATTCTCAGGTGACGAAGATGAAGATGGCATTAAAGATTATGATGAACTTCCAAGATATATATTAGAGCATAATTTTGTATTACCAACATTTGGTTTGGCTGAAGATAAGTTTATTACAATACCATTAGCATATGGTATGAATTTAGCTGTAAATGCAGGAAGAGCTGTTTCGAGAGCTGCTAGGGGCGAGTATACACCCGGGGAGGCTAGCCGGACCATATTTGGTACTGCATTTGAAAGTTTAAGTCCTTTTGGTGGTTTTGATAACTTTTATAACTTGGCAGCTCCTACAGTGCTGGACCCATTTGTCAGTGTGGCTATCAACGAGGACTACAAAGGTGATCCTATATTTAAAGAATCTCCTCAGTTTGCATCAAGACCTACACCTAATAGTCAGGCATATTGGTCAAGCACAAGTGGAACAGCAGTAACAATAGCTAATTTCTTAAACAGCATATCAGGAGGAGACGCAGTAGAAAGTGGCTTTGTTGATCTTTCACCAGATGTTATGGAGTTTTGGTTTGACTATACAACTGGTGGTGTTGGAAGGTTTGTTCAAAGGTCACTAGAATCGCCTTTCAGGATATATGACGCTATCAACGAGGACTTACAAGCACCACTAACTAGTGTGATACCTTTTGCAAGAAAGGTAATAGCATCTCCAAGTGAGAGAGAAGATGTATCAAGTTATTTGGAAAATAGAAAAGCGTTATTCACGATACTAGCACGATACGACTTAGCCAGACGATCTGGTGATGTAGAATTGACAAGAGAAATATTCAGGGATAATAGAGAGCAGTTAAGTATTGTTCCAAGGCTCAAGGCAATAGACAACGCAAGAAACAGATTACTAAGACAAATAAGAGAGATAGAAAGAAACCCAAGACTAGATGAGAAAGTTATAAAGAACCTTATAAAGATAAGGAGGGATAGGATTAACGACCTCATGAGGCGTGGGCTTATCCTGATGAGGTCGGCTGGGTTTAGAGAGGCAAGTTAAAAGTTAATATTAACCTCTAGAAGTTCATGATTTTAGTGTGTTAAGTTATACGCTGCCGAATCGAATCGCTAGACATACACGAATAATAGCTTGTTTATAACTTGATTGATCTTATGTTTGCTTGTTGAGTTCTCCAAGCCTCTATCTTAACTTCAGCAGATGCCCTAAAGAATCTCATACGTTCATCTTCGTATATTGCATCTTTCATTAACTTTAGGTGTTCCTTGTATTCTTCATGTGCATAAGCCTCTCTTTCCTGAGCAGAAACAGATAGCTCAGGATATTTGCTCATGAGTATAGCTTTTATAGACTTCCTATATTCCTCTAAGTATATTCTTGTTGCTCTAGCCTTAGCACATTTTTCTGAGTTATCTCTTAGCCAATCTACGGCTTTCTGTACTTCTTCTTCGCTAATAGACTTCATCTATTCTTTCCTTTCTTTATCTTAATTAATTCCCTGAGATACCATTGTGCTTTTTCTAGATCTTCAAGAAGATTTTTGTGCTTATATCTCCAAACGTATTTGATTACGTTTCCTTGAAGGTAGTACTCGTAACCCTCTCCTAATGCACTTTTTATTGCATCTATGCACTCTACCTTACCTTTTCTGTAGTGCTTTGGTCTGTTTACATTATCGTTCATTTTATTACATCTCCAATAATCCATGACAAGCCTTGCAGACACATATACATTTATCTATCTCTGCATTGACTTTCTTTATACATCTATCTTGACTAACTATCTCTGCAACGGCTTTGTATTTAGTTTTTGGCAAAACATGATGCCATTGCAAATTCCTAGGATTTTCATTATATCCACATCTTTCACAACCCCTTTCTATTTTTATTTGATTTACATAATCTCTTAATCTAGCTCTACTTCTCGCCCATTTGCTTATCATTGTTTCTCCAATCAACTATTGGTTTAAATTCTTGTATATTGAAATGACACATGGGTTCTACATCTTGCCAATCTGATCTATCTACACGACCACCCTGACGGCAAACAAAATCGTTATTGAAGTCAATCCAACCAATAACGTCTACCCACGATACTATTAAAACTGATTTTGTATTCGTTATACTTGCTAGTTCTCTTGCTTTTATAACTTTGTCTAGCGATATTATATAAGTTTGAAAATCGGACTTTCTATACTTTCGCCGTTTTACTTCACAGAACCCTCTTAAATTATCTGATTTGTAAAGGGCATAATCCAATCTGTATGACATGGGCAGTTTACAAAAATTGACATTCCACTTATTAGAAACAATCTTTATAATACTGCCCTCGTTTGACAAGTCATAGCTTGTCTCATATTTTGGTCTACTGTAGTCCATAGAAGTTACTGTTAACTTTCAGAAAGTTCAGACTTACTTTTTACCCAATCTTGTACTTCTTTTTTCTTCCAAAGTTTTTTATTAGATAAAATATTATATCCCTTTGGAAAACTTTCATCAGATTTGATTAGTCTGTAAAAAGATGTTCTACTTAAATGAAGATAACTTTGAAGAGCCTTTAGTGTAAGCCATTCATCATCTATACTACTATCATGGTTATTGTCCGACATATTGCCCTCACTAGAATGGTTTATTACTCTCTTTTTCTTTAGGAACATTTGCAGTAATCCTGAGCCATGGTTTGCCACTTTTAGCAATCTTCTTCCAACCACTCAAATCCATGTCTAGATGAAACATCTTGTCTTTGTCTACTTTAGACCAATCTATATCAGGTCTTTGTTGCTCCCATTCCATAACTTGTTTTTTTCTTTTTGCAATCAAATCATCTAATACGTCAGATGTAATATGCAAGTAACCATTGTAGTCAGGAGAATTTTCTCCTCTTCTTTGTTCATTGGTAAATAAAGAACCACTAGGTTTATAATCTTTTTCTTTGATAGCCATTATGCACTCTCCTTTTTAGTATTTTCGCCTATCCATTTCATTAACTCTTTATATCCATCTTCATTTTTTTCTTTGTAAATAAGAAAGAGTTCTTCGTTTTTATTGTATAATTCTAGAGCTTGTTCATAGTTAAAATTATACATCTCTTTAATAAAACCTTTTGTTGAGGTTATTAAATCTTCTTCTGTATCTATCCTTTGCTCATTTTCATCTAGAGCAACTAGATACTTTGTTTCTCCAAAATACTTAACCAACTCAGCATCAGGAAAGTGTTTTATTATTTCTTTAATATTTTCATCTTTCTCTGCCAAATCTTGAAGTTCTTCTTTTGGTGTTTTGTTTTCTCTAGGTGGTTTTTTGGTTTTTATTTCCTTACCCTCTTCAAGCTCGTCTATTTCAGCCTGAGAATAAAAATCTCCATGAACACCTAATAATTTTAAGATGACCCTATCGATTGCCCTCTTCTCAGCCATGGCATATGGGTAGGTGCTTTGCTTTGCATATGTCTTATAATTGTCAGGACTAACTTCCCCAATCGACCAAGCAGTATTTTTGCCCTTGCCATCATCTATGTAACCTTGAACAACTAGTGAGACTATTTTCTTTTCAGTATCACTTTCAATAATTTTAGGTGCATCAAACCACATACCAAGATGTGCAGATATTTTTTCTAGTGCTTTGTGTTTTACAATCATAACACTTTGGTTTTGTGGTAATGACCATACTGCACTAGATCTGTCTTTAAGGTCTACAACCTCTCCAACTTCTTTAAGAAGTTTTTCTAGTTTCTCATTTATTTGAGCCATTAAATACTCCCATAAGTTTTTTGATCCAAGCTATAATGAAAAAATCTTTGTATTCTTTTTGTGATTTCTTTGTAGCCTCTTTTATATGCTTTTTATAAGCCTCTTCTTTAGTAGGTGGTTTTAGTTTAACAACACCACTCTTTTTGACTTTCCTAATTATTTTCTTAGGCTTTACTTTTTTCTCTTTTGCCATTTTTATTCTCCTATGTATTGTTGACAAAACTGTGCAACAGAGCAGTAATTACCCTTGCACCTATTATATTCGCCTTGGCGAAATTCCATTTCTAAATCTGTTTTTTTGGCATAGGCTTTGTCGGTTTCATTGTGCCAATCCATATATTTGATAGCCTCTTCTTCACTATCTAAAACTCTTAATGCCCTCTTCTGACCTTTCTTTTTTACTGCCCATGCATCATTCTTTTTCCATCTTTCCTCGTCAGAACAAAGAGGCATTTCATCATTTATGTCAAAGTTTACCTGAGCATCTTGATGCTTATTAATCCTATCCCTGATATAACTTTCTCTTTCTTCTTTGCTCCACAAAGGTATGTCCACAACAACTATTGGTGTTTGTGGATAGTTTTCTTTTTTCTCGGCATCTCTTCTGTTCCAATCCCTCAGGATTGCACATATGTTGAGTTGCTTAACTTCTTTTTTTTGTTTTGAAAATTCTGTAAATATTTGGTGGTAGTTGTTTTCACATAGGTAAGCATAACAATTTAACTGCCTTTCCCATTCTATTTTTCCGTAAATGACAGACCATACCGAGGTAACTTTATAATCAACGATAGTAATCTTTCCGTCTTTTTTATCTATCTCTTGTCTATCTATAGCACCTGATAAAGTCCAACCATCAACCTCAGCATAAAGACGTTGCTCCGTTTCAGAATAAATATTATCTTCTGATCTTTCTAATATTGAATGTACTGAAGTTCCAAAGATTGACCATATCTGATCTACTGCATCAATCTCTATCTGATCGTTATACTTTTGTCTCATTAAAGATATTTTAGGACTATCTATCAAAGACGTTACTGATATGTCTGCTTTACCTTTGTTGTATTTATCGTTTTTTATAAAATCAACAAATGGTTGTGGCAAACCAAATTTATTGG